CCTTTAATTGCTATATTGTTATCTGGTGTATCTGCTGCTTTATCAACAGGCTTTGCATTTGTATCAGTTGCTGGCGTACCAGGCTTTGCATCAGTTTGTTTCTGTGCATCATTAGGATTCACTTGATTGATTTTTTCTAAACCTTTTTGTGCACCTGCAGCAGCACCTTTAGCAACATCTGCTATGCCTTTGCCTACTGCTCCTACGGCTTTACCAACACCTTTAACTGCTGCGCCAGCAGCCGCGCCAACTTTTTGACCTCTAGTTACTTTGGTCATTTCCTGTTCAGCGTCACCTGTAGGATAGTTGTTTTTTCTTAAGAAATCGATTACTAGTTGTGGACTAGGAGGTTTTCCTACTTTACCTAAATACGTATCAAACTGCTGTTTTAACCAGTTTGCTTCTTTACCTACTTCAAGATCACCCTTAGCCTTTCTTCCAGTTTGACCCGGAACTAAAGATTTTGCTTTTTTACCCATACGAGCTAGAAAGCCCTGCGGTGCTTCATCTACTTGTTGTTCAATCAGAATTTCGTTTAAACGCATTGATTCCTATCCATAACCGTTATGTAATGTTATTTATTCATTTACATTGTAAGTAAGATCTAAAGATCTTATGCATTTTCGCTAAAGCTCAATGCATTTTTCTTCTTACACATTATATATATGATTACAACAATTACGAAGTAATTTTGTTAGCATCATGTAGATAGTAGAGCCACAATTCGCCCGTTGCCGGGCGAATGTGTTGTTGAGCTTCATGTGAGTTAGCATCACCACCCTGTTTAAGAAGATTACATATAATATGTACGGAGGCGGCGTACCGCATACCCCCTACTTCAGCATTCGCATAATACGCGGAAAGTAGTTAATCCCAAACAGTCGAAATCACTTACTCTGTGGTTGCTTTTTCTCAGAGCCACGATCTTTTATACCTAAGTTAGTATTGTCCTTGCAACGCACTAGTCCACCGGTGTATTTCTCACAAGTTCAAAGTGGGTCGAGCAGCCTCGACCAAACAGTGTTGCTATGTAGATTAAGTTAAGCCTTGGTTTTGATATGTCTTTCTAGAAGTGCCTTGCGTAATTTGTCTGAACCGCCTACTCTAACGTTTATGATGCCATTGTAATATTCATCTGATTCTAAAACTCTACGGTCAAACTGCTCTCGTGCTTCAAGATAGGACATTTCGCCTCTACCGTGACACATGTAAATTATATCTCTCGTAAAGTTTTGAGGGCCTAGTGCGTCAACATCAGCCTGTAAGTTATCGGAACTACCCCAATAGTCTTGCCAGTCTGACTCTTTGTATCCGCGCCTCTTGTTTTTTTTGCCTTTGAGTGGTGGTTTAGTTGTTTTAAACTTGGCTAGTTTTTTGCCTACGTATTTTTTATTATTAGTCTTGTTGGTGATAAGATACACAAAGCCTTCATATTCATTTGGAATACTTTCTATTTCTTTGCCTTCAAATGTCCAACTAGGAATCTTCATCAGTCTTACTTACTTTAGTAGGACGACCGACCATGCCTTTTCTGGATTCTTTTCTTTCTTGCCTTTTATCTTGTATTTCTTTACGCCTTACACTTGCAAAGTTACGTATCTCTGACAACCAAAAGCGAGACTTAATGCCTGCTTCATCACTTCCATGATATTCAAAACGTTCCTGCCATTTAAAATAGTTCTGGAACGCTTCAATCATTTTGTCGTGACTGTCAGTTGCCATAATATTATTGGACTATTTCAATATCGTTTGAATATGAAGTAAACCCATTCTCCTTAATAACTTTCAATACATGATTAACACGCCCTGCTAAATCATCTCTGTGCGAGATTAAGAATACATTCTTATTACGTTCACGTGTCATTTTCTTAAGAATACTAATACTGCTTTCAACTCCAGCACTATCCATACCACTATCTACAAGTTCATCAATAAACAATAGATTGATACCGTGATATAAAGATTCCCATACATCTCTAAATGCCCAACTTAGACTTAATATGAGTCTATTTCGTTCTCCTCTACTGAGGTTATCGAAGTCTAAGTCCTGTCCTAGTTGTGTAATAACCACTGTTAAATCGTTCTGAAATTCAACAATATGCGGTAATCCTACTTTAGACAAGTAGTATGTTAAACGTTGATTTAGATATGCTAAGTTCTGTTCAATAATCTTTTTACGAACAAAACTATCTTTATTAGTAAGCAGTTTGTACAAGAAGTCCATATGATCTTTTTCTTTTGTAAGATCATTTAGTTTATCAAAACTAACTTCTTGTATCGCAGTTTCTTTTAAATCATCGATCTGTTCAAGATATGGATTTTCATCTGTTTCCTTTTGTTCTAGTTCTTTTTGTAAACTTTCAACTGTGTTACGATGATTGTATGCTTCTTCAACACTATCATATTGTGTCGCAGGGCAACTTTCTAGTTCACCTATATCAGCAATAACCTTTGCGTGTTCTTGATATTGTGTTTCGTTTGTTAGTATTTGTTGTGCTGCTTCTTGCAATAGTTCTTCTTTTCCTTTAAGGATTTCATCTTGTTTACTATCATGTAGTTCTTGCCCACAAGCATAACACTTGTGATCCTTAAGTGCTGCAACTTCTTTATCTAGTTTTGTAATTGTTTTTTCTTGCTTCTCAGTATCCGCAGTAATAGATGCCATCCAACGCTGTGCTTCATCAAGCGAACGCTTTCTATCGTTAAAACGCTCCCAACATTTGTGTGCTTCAATCTCTGATTCAATATCAATTTTTTCAAGTGCTGCAATACTTGCATTTAATGACTTTATATTCTGTTGTTTTGTATCTTCCCACATACGCTGTTTGCGTTCAAGGCTTTGAATATTTTCTTCAATTCTTTCATTACTTGCTTTTACTGTTTCTATTCTTGTACTCTCTGTACTAATACCATCTCTATTAGTTTTCATTTTGTCTTTAAGTATTTCTGCTTTCTCAGAAAGCATTGTAATACCAAGCAGTTGTTCAATAACAGCACGTTGATCGTTGTTCTTCATTGATAGGAAAGGCTCTGTGTACGTGTTCAATGCAAGTATATGCTTGAACATGTCATGGCTCATACCAAATAATGCTTCGATATCTTTCTGTGTTTCTCTACTATCACCTTGTGCTTCGTCAGTATCTGTTGGTTCTTGTTCAGTACCATTAACAGTAAACTTTAAAGTATTAGGCTTTCTGCCTCTCTGTATGCTATATTGTATATTATCTTTCTCAAATTCGATAGTAACCAACATGCCCTTGCCGTTAATCTTGTTGATAAGATTGTCTCTCTTAATATTTGTAAGGGCATTGCCATAGATTGCATAACTTAGTGCGTTGACGATAGTGGTTTTACCAGTGCCGTTTCTGGAACCGCTACCGTCACCGCCTAAGTCTAGGTTTTCACCTAGCACAAGTGTAAGTTCTCCTTTGTCAAAATCAATTGCTTGAGTTTGATTACCCACACTCATAAAGTTTTTAACTGTGATGTTTTTAATTCTTATCATAGGTCTCGATAAATCTCCGTAAGCATGCGTCTGTCATACGTTTCGCCGTCTAATTGTTCAATCTGGTTTAATACAATCGTATCAACACTTTCAAATGAAACATCAATAGGATCGATATTGCTTTCAATTTCTACTTTCTCTGGAATCAACATAAGTTCACGAAGTTTAAACTGTGGTATAAATTGTTCTTTAATAAAGTTTGCTTCTTCGAAAGTAATCTGTACGTCAATTGTTACACGACAATACATATTTTCTTTTAAATGATCTTCAGGTTTTTCTAATAGTTGCGAAAGTTTAAAAGTTCTAAACACTGGCTGATTAGGCCAAGTCTTATATTCAGGCGTACCTCCCCAGTCTAAGAACATCATACCACGTTCGTCATCCCATGCGTCTGCATAGTTGTGAGGAAATGCATTACCCATATAGGTTACATTGCCTTTTGTTTGACGTTTATGGAAGTGTCCTGAGAATACATATTCTTGATTAATAAAGTGATTTGGTTGTAGTTCACCGTGATCAGGCATCTCAATCATTGCATTCATTTTAAAATATGGCAGTTCGAAGTGTCCAAACACATATCTGCTTTTAATATCTTTTACTGTTTTCCATTCTTCTCCAACTAACCAAGGAAGTAATGTAACTTCACCTTCTGTAAATATATCTGTTATTGGAACAATGTTAGGAAACAATCTCATAAACTCAATAGAGTTAATTTCACGCTTGTCTTTATAAAATAAATCATGGTTACCTACCATGAAATAAGTTTTTTCAAACGTTTCATTAAGTCTTTCTAGATTACTAACAGTATAGTTCATTGTGCTGACGTCTGTAGTCGCACGGTTGTGGTGCCAGTCTCCTAAAAATATACAAGTTTCAGCACCAGCGGCTTTTGCTTCTTCACAAAACCACTTTATAAATTGTTCACAATCTGCATTGTGTATTCTTGAACCAGACTTCATACCAAAGTGTATATCAGTGAAGCAGGCTGCTTTCTTAAATAACGGCATTTATTCTCCTTACTTTATATTGTAACGGATATCTTTGATAATGTCAAGTTTTTTTCTTTTCTTTAGGTTGACTAGGATGTGTGTCGGCATTCTGTCTAGTCCAACTAGGATTCATTCCGTTCATTTCTAAGATATCATCTCTTATATTTTGATTACGTTTTTCAATATTAATGATCCTAACAAAAGAATTAGTTACTGCGGCTGTATAATAAGCGAATGGATTTTGTGATTTTGATTCATCAAACTGCAACCCAATTTGTGCTAATTGTAATATTGCTTGTCCTTTCATTTCATCGTTGTAAGTATAGCCTCGTACATTTCCTCTTGTAGCATATCTTTCACAAAGTTTTATCCACATGCGAGCAAGTTCATTTGTTGCTTTACCTGCTTTAGGATTGAAGAAACCGTTCTCCATACCACCTTCCCAGTGACTTTTGCCTACACATATTAAATTTCCTTTGTCATCAAACTTCCAATGTTGAAAAGGAGGAAAGTTTACTTTAACATGGCTGTCAGCAACTGTCTTTTTTGTTTTCTTACGTGTAAGATCTTCAGGAATATGTTCAAATGACATAATACGGAAAACTAAATCCGTTTTTTCCATGGTTTTATAATCTATATTGAACTCTTTAGCAGGAATCTTCTTTCCAGCGGCCATTACGGCTGCTTCGTGATTTTCCCTCGCAAGTCTAGCAGCACGGTTGCGTTTTGCTTCGGCTGTAGTTCTAATGTTAATTTTTTCGAGACTTGGCAGTATAATATCATATTGATGAAAATCTTTATCTACAAAGGAGCAGAAGGCGGATTTACTCTTGTGTATTTGTGCTAATATGTCTCTATTGTTAAGGTATTTTACTTTTCTCATATGTTCTCCAGAACTTTTTAATATTTATTATAATAGCACATTATGAAAGAAATAAATAGAGTAAAGTAATCAAATGATGAGGAAATATTACCAAAATGAGTTTATCAGTTAATCCGATATCACTATTGGTATCAAAAATAGATGCAGAGACGCAAGCAGCACTAGATGTAGCAGAAGCAGCCTTCAATGCACCCAAGGTAGGAAACCAGTTTGAAAAGGCAAGACTTGATGCAAAAATGGCAAAGTTGGGAGGTGACATCGGCAGTGGATTAAACGCCGCTGGTAGTGTAGGAGGTGAACTGTTAGATAAAGTAACCACAGGTATGGGTAATGTTATCAATAACAATCTTGACGGCGGATCAGAATCCGGCATACTAGATTCATTATCGTCTACTGTAGGTAGTTTTGGTAGTGTAATTGGAAATGCTACAAACAGTGTAGGCACATCTTTAAATAACTCACTTAATGAAATAGGATCACTTGCAAGTAAATTTACCGGAGGTAATCTTGCAGGAGGTATAGAACAACTAGCAGGTCAAATAGCAGAAGGTGCAGGCGCACTAGATGATTTTTTAAGTTTAAAACGTGGTGCTAACATACCTAAAGGCGGAGAACTTTTTCAATCATCAGGAGAAGGTATACAAGTTATACCTAAAAACGGTGAGGACTGGCGTGTTAGAATTGCTTGTGATTGGAGTTTATTCCCTGGTAACCCTCAATTTGAACTATTACAAAAGTCAGCGGGAGTAGTTTTTCCTGTACTTCCTTCGATTACATTCTCTACTAAAGCAAACTATACACAAATTGATCCTATTCACAACAATTATCCGTTCCAGGCTTACAAAAATTCACAAGTTGATGAAATAATGATCAATGGTACTTTTGTTTGTGAAGATGAAACTCAAGCAGCATACTGGATAGCAATGACAACATTCTTTAAAACAATGACCAAGATGTTTTTCGGTCAAGGTGCAAATGTAGGTGCTCCACCACCAGTGTGTAGATTAACAGGATATGGTGCAAGCGTGTTTGATAACGTGCCAGTTGTAGTAAAATCGTTCTCAGTTGATTTCGACAACGATGTACAGTACAAACGCTGTAACGCCTTTGGCACAAACACATGGGTACCAATTACGAGCAGTGTAAACATAAACGTACAACCGGTTTACAACAGAAGAAATTTAAGACAGTTTAGTTTAGTTGATTATGCTAAAGGAAATTTAAAAACACCATCAGGCAAGGGGTACTTATAATATGGCAATTTACAAACAATCGTCTCCGTATCATGCAACACCTGCAAATAGTTTGTATCTTGAGTTATTAAGTATCAGACCTGTACCAGCACAGGCGGATGATTACTTATATACTATTGAGAATCAATATAAAAGACGTCCTGATTTATTAGCATACGATTTATACGGTGACGCTAAACTATGGTGGGTATTTGTGCAAAGAAATATGGAAACAATTAAAGATCCTATATATGATTTTGTTCCAGGAACGAAAATTTATATACCTAAAGAATCTAATTTGCAAAGATTTTTAGGAGTCTAGCATGGCTGACTTGAAAGAGTACAGAATTCAATCCACTGGTAGCGCCGCGAATTTCAACATCACCGACGAAACTAGAAAGCAACCTTACATTACCACAAGAATTAATGGCAAAGAAGCCAAAGTGTACGGCACCAAGGAGCAACTAGACACTTATCAGAACAAAAAACCAGACGGTACAAAAAAACTACCTACAAAACAAGACAGTGCAATTATCAAAGCATTTGTTGAGAAGTTTAAAAAAGAATCAGGCGCAACAACAGATCTAGATAAAGACGAAAAGGAAGACGAAAAGAAAAAACCAGAGGGATCTAATGCAGGATCGTCAGGTACAAATTTAAATGGCATAGTACCAAATCCTCTAGGACAGTTTGCTAGTGTAAACCATTTATGGACTATGGCAGTCCTTACACCTAAACAATTTAATAATCCTAACCTATATAGAAATGCAGTTGGTATGAGTTTTGCAAATCAATCATATGATGTTTCATCTACAGTAGATGTTGAAACTACAATCATGGGTCAAAAAGCAACTTTCAAAGATACCAGGACAGCAAGTTTGCAATCTAGTATTGTTTTTAGTAGTGCAGGTAGAGGCGACGCAGAAAGAGTAAACACAAAATACGGCAAGCCAGAATACTTTGTAGATAATTTTAATATGACATCTATAATTGCTGCAACTCCTAGAACAGGAAATCAAAATGCAATTAACTTTACATTTGATATACTAGAACCTTATTCCATGGGATTGTTTTTGCAGAGTTTACAGAATGCCGCAATTAAAGCAGGCTACTCAAATTACTTAGATAGTCCGTTTTTGTTAAAACTTGATATTATAGGTTTTGATGAATCTTCTAAAATTAAAAAAACAATTAAACCTAAATTTTTTATTTTAAAATTAAAGAAAGTTACTTTTAGTGTAGATGAAACAGGAAGTAAGTATGCTGTAGAAGCATATCCTTATAATCATCAAGGATTCTCAGACACTGTGGATACAGCATTTACAGATATTAACATAGGTATAACAACAGGAACAGCACCGATGCCACAAGAAGAAAAAGGCACGGTTAGAGATCTTTTAGCAACTGGAGGAAACAGTTTAGTTGCCTTGCTTAATAAAAATGAAGAACTTGCAGTAAAGCAAGGTAGATATGATATAAAAGATAGATACGAAATACATTTTCCAGAAAAGTCTAGTCAACGATTTACTAATCAAAACCAATCAAGTAATGATGCTAATGCTGGCGCAACTTTTAATCCTGCTGACGCTGGTCAAAACTCAGTAGGCGGAACAGAAGTTGATGCAACAACAAGTCAAAACATAGGTAACAATCCTGTTGCTAAATCTAAATTTGGGTTTGATACAAAACGTGGTGGTAACTTTCCTTTCAAGACAGACAAAGATGTTGTTGATGAAGAAACCGGCCGTGTAAATAGAGGCATAATGCAAATTGATGAAAGCGCAAGGTCTTTTCATTTTACACAAAAACAAAAATTAACAGATATCATTACACAAGTTATACTAAGTTCTACATGGGCCAAAGAAGCAACACAAAAGGCTACAAAAGCAGACGGTATGATAGACTGGTTTAAAATTGATACGCAGATTGAATTTTTAGATTATGATGCCTCAATTGGCGACTTTGCAAAAAAATACGTTTATAGAGTTGTGCCATTTAAAGTGCATTCTAGTATATTTGGTAATCCTAATGCAATTCCTCCAGGGTATGATATATTAGAAAAAAATATTGTTAAAAAGTACGAATACATATATTCTGGACAGAATACAGAAATACTAAGTTTTGATATTGATATTAACTATCTATTTTATAGTGGAGCAAATCCACAGTCAGAAACTAAAACAAAAAACGAAGACAATAAAGATAATAAAGGACCAGCCGGCAGCAATCCAAAAGAGGTAGAGATAGAGAAAGGTAATAACTCTACAGCACAGGCTGCAAATTTAGGTAAATCTAAAGTTAAGAAAAATCCTGATCTATTTAATGTGTTGCGAGGAGGATCAGGAGACGTAGATGTTGAACAAAAAATTGCACAAAGTTTCCAAGATGCATTTATCAATGTCACAAGTGCTGACTTAGTAAAAATTAATTTTACAGTAATGGGAGATACCTATTATTTGATTGACAGTGGATTAAGTAATTACTTTGCTGCTGAATCAGGATCGTCAAACCTATTAACTGAAGATGGTACGATGAATTATGAAGGACAAGATGTTTACATATACATTACATTTAGAACACCAGCAGATATAAATGAAAGAACTGGTGGTTTTGAGTTCGATGACGGTGTGAGTCCGTTTAGTGGTATCTACAGAGTAATTAAAGTTATTAGTAAATTTGAAGGCGGAACATTTAAGCAAGAGCTACAATGTATTAGAATGCAAGCACAACCAACTGACTTTGATGGCAAGAAACTACAGACAAGCAAACAAGGTAATTCAACTGTAAAAGTAAAGGGCGAGGCAAAAGATAAAGAATCTGTAAGCGAAGAAATTTTAGTAGCAGATCCTGGTGGCACTATCACAGTAGGGCCTATACCACCCGGAGAAGGCTATGACTTACCAGGTGATGACGGTGACTACGGACCGCAAAACGGACCGCAATAAGGAATAAAAATGGCAATACAAAGAAGAAGACCTAGTAAAGAAACAGCAGGCGTAAATTTAGGCGCCGGAGTCATTCTTGCGAAAGTTATTAGTGTCATGGATCCTACCTTCAACGGAAGACTTCGTGTAAGTCTTTTAAAATCACAAGGTAATGATGTAGGAGCAGACAGACAAACGTATACAGTTAACTATGCATCTCCATTCTTTGGTTATACACCTTATCCTGCTTTAGGAAAGAATAATGAGGATTTCAACGACACTCAAAAATCTTATGGTATGTGGTTTGTTCCACCCGATATAGGTGTAACAGTCATGTGTACTTTTGTTGACGGCGATCCTGGCGAAGGATATTGGTTCGCCTGTTTACCACCCAACTTTGCAAATAATATGGTACCAGCCATAGCGGGAAGTACACAAGTAGATTTAACAGATGCAGATAAGAAAAAGTTTGATACAACACAGCCACTTCCTGTAGGTGAGATAAACAAAATATCTAATAAAGAAGAATTAGAAAAAGACCCAGATAAAATTAAAAAACCTGTTCATCCTATTGCTGATAGATTTCTTGAAGCAGGAACTTTAGAAGATGATGTTCGTGGTGTTACTACCACTTCAGCTCGAAGACAAACTCCTAATGCTGCTTTTGGTATTTCTACTCCTGGACCTCTAGATTGGAGAGACGGTAGTAAAAGAATGACAACAGGTACAACAGAGAATTCATCACTTATAGGTGTTGCAGTAAGTAGACTTGGCGGCACACAGTTTGTTATGGATGACGGTGATGATAGATATGTTAGACAAACGCCAGCAGCCAGTGGTCCTGTAAAATATATTGATGTTATAGAAAAAAGATTTGCTGATGCTGAAGGAGCTCAAACAAATGACAAAGGTGACGTAACTGTTCCTTATAATGAATATACAAGACTAAGAACAAGAACAGGACATCAGATACTATTACATAACTCAGAAGACTTAATTTATATTGGTAATTCAAGAGGAACGTCATGGATTGAAATGACATCAAATGGTAAAATTGATGTGTACGCAGCAGATAGTATAAGTGTGCATACTGAAAATGATTTAAACATCAAAGCCGATAGAGATGTTAATATTGAAGCCGGAAGAAATATAAACATGAAAGCAACTGCTGAATATGTTTCAACTAATGAATTACATAGAAGAGATGCAGATGGAAATCCTATATCTAAAATACAAGACGGAAATGAATATGAATCAGGTAGAATACAAATTGAAAGTGCATTCAACACAAACATACTAATTGGCGCTAATGGTAAGATAGAAACTAGAAATTATGAAAATGCAGAAGGTGTAAAAGTTGACGGATCTTTAGACATCAGCGTAATAGGCTCTACAAAAATTGCTACAGGATATGGAATAGTTGGTGCACATGATCTTGACTTGAAAGTATCTGGAGATACACTTATAAAAACTACTGGTAATCTGGATCTGAATACAGATGGTAACAATGCATATACAGCCGGTGGTACAACAGATATTTTAAGTGGTGGCAATCATACTGAGACAGCAGCAGAAATACACATGAATGGCCCACAAGCAAGAGAAGCAGAAGAAGCAAGTCAAGCAGCAACTATTACTGCCTTGCATCTACATACAACATTGTTTACAAATCCTGCTGTTGGATGGCCTAAACTTAAATACACTGACGGAAAAATAAAAACAATAATGAAAAGAGTACCTATGCATGAGCCGTGGCCGTTGCATGAGAATAATTCTCCTGCATTACAAAATGAAACGTTTACCGACAGAGAACCAAAAGAGGAGTAGTATATGAAAAAAATATACAATCAAAAAGCAGTAGCAGTTAACCAAGCAAGTGTTGGGTCTGCAGGAGCGAACACGTTTACATATAGAGGATTCTCTTCAAAAAACAAAAAAAGCGGATTTAAATTATATGATATTGACTTGGTAAAACAGGATATTATCAACAACTTCTACATAAGAAAAGGTGAAAAGTTAGAAAATCCGACCTTTGGTACTGTAATATGGGATATGATCTTTGAACAGTTTACTGAAGAAGTAAAGAATATTATAGCCAAAGACGTAGAAACTATTATAAACTATGACCCTAGAGTTGTAGTTCAAAGCGTTAGTGTTGATAGCACAGAACAAGGCATGAGAATTGAAGCAGATGTAGTGTATGTTCCATTTAATGTAACTGAAAGAATGCGCTTTAATTTTGATAGAAATAACTCGGTTATAAACTAAGCACTTAATTACAAGGGCTAAATATTACAATAGGAATATAGTTAATGAGCACAACGTCAAGACAGAACAATTTAATACTAAATCAGGACTGGACTCGCATCTATCAAACGTTTAGAAATGCGGATTTTAAGTCTTATGATTTTGAAAATATCCGCAGGGTAATTATTTCTTATCTAAGAGAAAACTATCCTGAAGATTTTAATGACTATATTGAAAGTTCTGAGTACATGGCTCTAGTTGATGCAGTAGCATTTTTAGGCCAAAGCATCAGTTTCAGACTAGATTTAGCAAGTAGAGAAAACTTTTTAGAATTAGCAGAGCGTAAAGAAAGTGTTCTTAGAATTGCTAGAATGTTGTCCTACAACGCAAAAAGAAATATAGGATCTAGTGGCTTATTAAAATTTAATACAATATCAACTACAGAAAATATTATTGATAGTAATGGTAGAAACTTAGCACAACAAACTGTTAAATGGAATGATCCTACAAACAGTAACTGGGCAGAACAGTTTGTGTTAATTCTTAATTCTGCTATGTCTGACAATACAGAGTTTGGTAGAAGTGAAGGCGCTGCTACAATACAAGGTATACCTACCGAGCAATATAGATTTAGAACTACTTCAAATGATGTTCCATTATACAACTTTTCAAAATCTGTTGCTGGTAGAAGCATGGCATTTGAAATAGTAAGCACAGCGTTTAAGGAACAAGAATTTATATATGAAGAAGCACCAACACCAGGTAACCAGTTAGGGTTTGTATACAGACAAGATGGAAAAGGTTCAGCAAGTGCAAACACAGGTTTCTTTTTACAATTTAAACAAGGAAGTTTAGAGTTTGCAGACTTTGATATTAGTACTCCAACAACAAATGAAACAATTTCTGTAGAGACAAACAATATTAATAATGATGATCTTTGGTTGTTTGGTTTGAATAGCGCAGGCGGCCAAGACCGTGAATGGGCTAAAGTAAGTAATCTAACAGGAAACAATATTGCATACAATAGTATAGTAGGTAATATTAGAAACATCTATTCAGTGTCTACACAACCTGACGATAAAGTCAATCTTGTATTTGCTGATGGCACATATGGAAATTTACCGCAAGGATCTTTTAGAACGTATTACAGAGTAAGTAATGGACTCGAGTATGCCATTGCTCCTAATGATATGAAAGGTATCTCAATCGATATCAATTATTTAAATAAATCAGGTATTGCACATACACTTACTGTAAACTTAGGTTTGCAATATACTGTTAATAATGCAGCGGCAACAGAAAGTACTGATACAATTAGGCAAAATGCTCCTGCACTTTATTATACACAAAACAGAATGGTTACTGGAGAAGATTATAATCTTGCTCCGTTAGCAAGTTCTCAAAACATTTTAAAAATAAAAGCAGTAAACAGAACTTCAAGTGGTATTAGTAGAAATTATGACATTGTAGATGCAAGCGGAAAATATAGTGCAGTAAATGTTTTTGCTGATGATGGATACATTTATAGACAAGAAGCAGAAAGAAGTTTATTTTTAAAGTTCACAAGCAAAACTGAAATTATCAATTTCATAAGGCAAAACATTGAAGGTGCATTTACTGATAAAGACTTATATAATTTTTACATTACCAAATATGAAAGAGTAACATTTAGTGAAAAAACAACAGTGTGGAAAAGTATTACTAACGATTTAAATAGCGGAACTGGTTATTTTACAAACACTATTGATAACAGTCTACTTAAAGTTGGCACATACTCAACGAGTAGTTTAAAATTCCTTACTGTTGGGTCAACAATTAAATTTACTGCCCCTGATGGTTTTCACTTTATGACAAATCAAAATAATAAATTGATGGCCGGCACCGCAGATCATACAGGAAGTTCAACTTATATTTGGGCCAAAGTACAATCAATTATAGGAGATGGTACAAATGCTAATAGAGGTGCTCTTGCAAACGGATTAGGACCAATTACTTTTAATGAAAATATTCCAGAAGGCGCAATAGCAAATAGTATTGTTCCAAAGTTTGTTAACGATTTGAGTGTAGCACTTGAAACAGAAATTACTAACCTTATGTTTGCAAGTTTAAACTTTGGTTTAAGATATGATACTGCTGACACTTCATGGAAAATTATACAAAATCAAAACTTAGATTTAGTCAATAACTTTAATTTAGGTAAGGCAGGTGATATAACAAATGAGAATCTTGATGGTTCTTGGTTGTTTGCATTTGTAAAAGAAAACGATCAGTATGTAATTAGAATTAGAACATTAAATTATGTATTTGGAAGTGTTGAGCAAAACAGGTTTTATTTTGATAAAAACGAAATTGCTTACAATAATTTGACAGGAAAAATTGCAAAAGATATTGTTAATATTTTAGGTATTAATAGTCAAACAACTACTGCATCAGCATTAGGCAGAGATTATAAATTTGAAATCACAGATACTATATCGTTTGATGACGGGTATGAAAGCAACAAAGAAATAAAATTAAGTTTTAGTGATAGCGATAGCGATGGTGTTATTGACGATCCTGATTCATTTATACAAGTTGCAGGTGCTGATTCTGAGTTAAACTATTTGTTCTTTGAAAGAAAAGTAGACGAATACGGTACAGACGTATTAAATCTTTTTGATAATAGTACAGGTACAATTATTATAAGAGATAAAGAAGCAGATGTTAATGTAAATGATTACACTAATGGTCAATTAATTTATTTTAGTGACATTGCTGAAGATGTAGTTAAAACAGTTAATAGAACAACTAACATACTTGAATTAAACAGTAACTATGTTGCATATATAGGTAGAAGAAATTTAAAATTTCAATACACACATGCTGCTAGTGAAAATAGAAGAATCGATCCTAGCGTAACTAACATTGTTGATTTATTTTTATTAACTAAAAATTACGATACTGCATATAGAAATTATCTTGCAGGTGCAACAACAGAACCTGATGCTCCTACAACAGATAGTTTAAGAATAGAATTTGGTGCTAATCTAAATGAAATTAAAACTATTAGTGATGAAGTAATTTATCACCCTGTGAAATATAAAGTATTATTTGGTTCTCAGGCAGCAACTAAATTACAGGCCGAATTCAAAGTAGTTAAAAATTCAGATAAAGCAATTAATGATAACAATTTAAAAGTAAGAATTGTTACAGCAATAAACAGATTCTTTGAAATTCAAAACTGGGATTTTGGTGACAGATTCTATCTAAGTGAATTAACAACCTACGTTATTAACACAGTAGCACCTGATGTTACTAACTTTGTAATTTTACCTAGATCATCAGCACAATCATTTGGCAGTCTTTTTGAAATACAAAGCAACCCAGATGAAATTTTTGTAAGTGGTGCAACAGTAGACGACATCAAAATTGTTACTAGCATTACCGCCGCTGAAATTAGATCAAGCACAGGAACAGTAGAAAGTGATTCACAATCAAACACAACAAGTTCAAGCACAAGTACAGGTACAACTACAACTACAAACACAAGCACTACGAGTACAGGTACTACAGGTTCTAGCAGCGGAGGTTCTAGTTACTAATGGTAGATAAGGTTTACCCTAACAGTCAGTTACCTATTAGAAAAAGTTCCGAGCTTCTTCCAGAAACTTTTAGAACAGACGCTAATGACAAATTTCTATCAGGAGTAGTTGATCCTCTTGTACAACCAGGTGCATTGGATAAACTATCAGGATATGTTGGTAGAAGATTTGGCAAAACTTATAACGGTAATAGTGTATATTTAGATACTGACGATACTTTAAGAAGTAGATATCAGTTAGAGCCAGGCGTTACAGTTGAAAACAATCAGGTTGTAACTAAGTTTTACGATTATCTAGATTTTAAAAATATTGAAACTTTCTTTGGTAATTCAAACGAAAGAGATGATAAAACTACATTCCAAGAGCATTATAGTTGGAATCCACCTATAGACTGGGATAAGTTTATAAATTATAGAGAATACTATTGGGTACCTGCTGGTCCACCTACGGTGGCTATCTTTGGTCAAACACAGGATATTCAATCTACATATAAAGTTAATCAAGGGATTGGTTCTTCTTGGGTGTTTACTCCAGATGGACTTACAAACAATCCAACACTTACTTTATACAGAGGTCAAACATATAAGTTTACTATTAACTCACCAGGCGAGCCTTTTGCACTAAGAACAAATTATGATACTGGTAGTTTAAATTTTGACCCATTAATAACTTATTTTCCAGGTGACTTAGCAGCATTTGATGGAAAACTTTGGAGAGCAAAAGAAGAAGTTAGTCCTGCAGACGGAAGTTCGATAGACTTAGATAGTCAAGACTGGGAACTAGTTGATAGCAACGCTTCGTTTAACAGTTTAATTTATAATAGCGGAGTTACAAATAATAGTATTGAAGTAGGCACACTTACATTTACAGTTCCTTTAAATGCTCCAGATGTACTTTTTTATCAAAGTGAAACAGATCCTAATAGACTAGGCAGATTTATTATTGCTGATATTGAAAGTAATACAGCAATTAATGTTGAAAAAGAAATTTTAGGAAAAACTTATTATAAAAGTGCTAATGGAGTAGAACTATCAAACGGAATGGTAGTTGAATTCCGTGGACAAGTTGAAAGTGAAAAGTATGCTACAGACACATGGCTAGTTGAAGGAATAGGAAAAGAAATAACGCTAATAAGATTTGCTGATCTAATTCCACCTAACATTAGTGCAAACACTCCTGAAATATTATTTGATAATGAAGGGTTTGATTCACAACCTTTTGACGATGCAACTTTGTATCCTGCAAATAAAGATTATGTAACAATTAACAGAAGCAGTAATGATTCAAATCCGTGGAGCAGATATAATAGATGGTTCCATCGTAGTGTCCTTGAGTATGCATTTAAATATAGAGATAGTGATTTTGATGGTCTTGAAACAGCAAGAGCAAAGAGACCAATTATTGAATTTCATCCTGGTATAAAACTTTACCAGCAAGGAACAATTGCAAAAGCCTCAGTTGATTATATTGATGATTATACAAAAGATGTATTTTCAACTATTGAAGGTAGTACAGGATATAGTGTAGACGGTGAGTTTCTTTTTGAAGGCGCAAGAGTACTTGTTACAGCAGATGATGATAATCTTGCAAACAACAAAATATACGAAGTTAAGTTTATTGTCCACAACGGAACAAGACAGATTACTTTACAAGAAACTACAGATTCCAAACCAACAATCAATGAATGTGTTCTTGCTAGTAGAGGTACTTCTAATTCAGGTAAGCAGTTTTACTTTGACGGCACATCTTGGAAAAAGAGTCAAGAGAAAACAACTGTAAACCAAGCACCTTTATTTGACAGTTTTAATGAAACAGGTGTTGCACTTGATAATTCAAATACGTATCCAGTAAGTAGTTTTGCAGGAAGCAAAATTTTTAGTTATAAACAAGGTACCGGACCAGTTGACAACGAATTGGGTATAAGTATTTCTTATCAAAATATTGATAATGTAGGTGATATAGAATTTGATTGGAGTTGGGAAACTGAACAATTTACATACACAATTAACCAACAGGCAATTATTGATAACACCAATAAACATTATTATCAGGTAAACGGCAAATATGAAAATGGTTGGGTTAGAACACAATCTAAATACTTACAGCCTATTGTTGATAGCGTTACAATTATAGATGCTACAAACATTGTACAAACTGATATTATTGATTTTGATAATATAGATGATACTGTTGAAATTATATTTTTTAGAAATGGTGATGAATTAAAAGAATCTTATACACGTGATAGAAACCAGTTTACTTTTACTACTGTGTTTCAACCTAACGATATTATTACAATTAAAGTAGTTGGCGAAATAATTCCTAAAAATGGTTACTATGAAATTCCTGTAGGATTAGAAAAAAATCCGTTAAATGAAACACTAAAAACTTTTACTCTTGGGCAAGCGGCTGATCATGTTAAAACAGCATTAGAATTTGACACAAGATTTACTGGTGTACTTCCAGGAGTATCTAATTTAAGAGATATTTCAGACTTTACTGTAAACGCAAAAAGATTTCTAAAACATTCAGGCGTTGCAGCGTCAGCATTATTGATGCTTGCAGACAAAGAAATTAATATTGTTAAATCATTGCAATATGCTAAAAAACAGTATTCGTTATTCAAAGAAAATTTTATAAAAAAATCTTTTGAAGTTGATGACACATCAAGCATACCAGATTTAGTAGATGCTATTTTTGAACAATTAACAAAAACAAAAAGCTCAGCAAGTCCTTTTGCAGATAGTGACACATTAGGTACAGGAGCATTTACAAAAATAAACTATACAGTTGATGACCCTGGATTAAAGACATTTTCACTAAATGATACTTTTGATTTAGATACATTAAGTAGACGTGCAGTATATGTGTATAAAAATAATACACAGTTATTGCATGGTAAAGACTACACGTTTAGTTCAGAGTTTGCATTTTTAACTATACTAGGCAATTTAATACAAGGTGACAGTATAGAAATACGCGAGTACGTATCAACAGCGTCTTGCCATGTGCCACCGACTCCTACGTCAATTGGATTATACAAAAAGTATACTCCGATGAAGTTTATTGACGACACATATAGAGTACCTACAGAAGTTATACAAGGTCACGATGGTAGTATTACTGTTGCGTATGGCGATTTCCGTGATGATGTTTTATTAGAATTAGAATATAGAATTTATAATAATATTAAACAATCTTATGAACCTAGTGTATTTGATATAGATGCTAATCTTGGAGGTTATTATAAAAATTCAGTATTTACAAAAGCAGAATTTGATGCAATAGCAAGCCAAGAATTTTTAAAATGGGTAGCAAATACTAATCTTGCTTATACTGCTAACACATACCTAAAAGATACAGAAACATTTACATATACCTATTCTAATATGACAACACCAGATGGTGATGAAAATTTACCAGGATGGTGGAGAGGTGCTTATAACTATTTCTATGATACAGATAGACCGCATCGTTGTCCTTGGGAAATGCTTGGGTTTAGTGAAAAGCCAAGTTGGTGGGATACACAATACGGTGAAGCACCGTATACAAGTGGAAACCTAATTCTTTGGGAAGATATTAGAGACGGTATTATTAGAAAAGGCGAAAGAGCAGGTACATATAAAAGATATGCTAGAACAAGTATATTAAGACATATACCTGTAAATGAATACGGTGAATTATTAAGTCCTCTTGATAGTGGATTAGCAACAAACTTTACATTAACAAATAATAAAGGAAGTTTCAAACTAGGTGATATTTCGCCTACTGAATATGCTTACAGAAGCAGTTCAGAATTTCCATTTGTTGTAACAATGGCATTGTGCCTACTTCGTCCGTTTGAATATATTGTTGCAAACTTTGATAGAAGCAAAACAAAACGAAATATTGCAGATCAAATTATTAGTAAGAGTACAGGAATTTTTATTAAACCTGATGAAATAGTATTACCTGTTACAGGCAGTACTGATATTACAAGTGGTTTAGCATTCTATATAGGTAGTTATTTGCTTTCATCAGGTAAGCCTATTGCAACTGCACAAAGTTTATTATCAAATATTAATGTAAGATTGACTAGTAGGTTAAATGGTTTTGTTGATAAGACTCAACAAAAATATTTGCTAGATTCTAAAAGTCCTGCTGCTGCAAGTTCAAGTATATTCATACCAGAAGAAAATTATAACATATTCTTTAATGTTTCTTCTCCAATACAAACTGTTAGTTACAGCGGAATTATATTTGAAAAAACAGAAGGTGGCTGGATAGTAAACGGTTACGATGATGTACATCCTTACTTTAGGATTTATAAATCAATTCCAAATCAAGCAGATCCAACATTATCTGTAGGCGGAGTTAGTGCAACGTTTGTAAATTGGACCGAAGATCAACTTTACAACAACGGAGCAATAGCTCAGTACAGAAGTATGTTTTATAGAGCAAAGTTAACTCATACAAGCACTGATAAATTTGAAACAGATAATTGGACTAAGTTACCAGAGTTACCAATAGTAGGTGCTGCAACTGCACAGCGCAGAAGAAACTTCAATCAATTCGCTACTGAAGATGTAAGTTATGGAACTACATTTAACACAGTTCAACAGGTTGTAGATTTCCTACTAGGATACGAGCATTATCTAAAAGTACAAGGGTTTATTTTTGAAAACTATAGTACAGATAATCAAGCAATGCAAGACTTTACAACTGCTGCTAAAGAATTTATGTTCTGGACACGTAATGAATGGGCAGTTGGATCATTACTTGCAGTAAGCCCAGGCGCTGAAAAACTTAAAGTTACTGTACCGATCGGAGTAGTTGATAATATACTTGATAGTTTTTATGACTATAATGTATTGACTGATAATGGCGAACCGATGGAAATTAAAAACTTTGATGTCAACAGAGAATTCCAAACATTCACATTTACAATAAATGAAACTACTAGAGGACTTTTTTATCTAAAATTAAATTATGTTCTTAAAGAACATGTTGCTATTTTTAATGATAGAACAGTTTTCAATGATGTAATTTTTGATAAACCAACTGGATATAGACAAGAAAGAATTAAAGTACAAGGGTTTAGAACTGTAGACTGGGACGGCGATTATACTAGCCCGGGATTCTTATTTGATAATGTTAATATTATATCTTGGCAGCCGTTTACTGATTATAAACTTGGCGACATTATAAATTACCAAGGTGTCAACTACACTAGTAAACGTAATCATACAAGCGATGAAGAATTTAATGCTATTAATTGGACAGTACTTGACTCAACACCTGAGAAAAAATTAGTTCCTAACTTTGATTTTAAAATAAATCAAATGGAAGATTATTTTGATGTTGATACTGAAGGACTGTCACAAAGTCAAAGAGAGTTAGCAAGACATACAATTGGCTATCAAACAAGAGATTATTTACAAAACCTATCTGAAGATAGTGTAACACAGTTTAGATTATATCAAGGATTTATTAGAGAAAAAGGAACAAATAATTCTTTTACTAAAATATTTAACAAACTTGGTAGAACTGATAACGAAGGAGTAAATTTAAAAGAAGAATGGGCATTCAAAGTTGGACAGCTCGGTGGCACAGATCAAACTAAAGTAGTAGAAATTAAATTAGATACAGATAATTTTGTTCTTAATCCACAGCCGTTATTAGTTACTAATACTAAAAACGTTGCTGAGCTTGATAGATATTATAGAATCAATCAAAGTGATTTTTATTTTGCACCTATACCTTTTACAACTAATATTAATCCTACTACTGTTGAAAAACAATATCTTAGAACGGCAGGATATGTTAAAGTCGACCAAACAAAATATGTTGTACAGACCAGAGATGATATAGTAAACATAGACATTACAGGGGTACTTAATAACGATCATATATGGGTAACTTTTGATGATAGTGATTGGACTGTATTGCGTATTAACTTTGCAAATGAATTGCCTATATCAAACATCACTACAGATAAAAATAAAGTAACTGTCACTTTTACAAAAAGACATAATTTAAATGCAGATGACTTTATTGGATTTAAAACGTTTGGCGATATTGACGGCTTTCATAAAATTACTGAAGTAACTAATTTTACTATAAGTTTTGAAACCGAAAAACCACCAGCAGATGTAAACTTTGAACCTAGCACATTAACATATCCTATCTTGTTAACAAATGCTAGATTTGCAAGTTATGATACTTTAGATTTAGAACAAACAGCATTATTAGATAGAAAATCTAAATTGTATATAGATAATAACGGAAGTAATAAGTGGGAAGTTGTTGAAAAGAGAAAACAATTTAGTGCTAAAAAGATTACTGCATATGGAAGTACAGATCCTAAGCATACTGGTAAGAAAGTATTATACTTAGAATCATTAAATCAAACTATAGCATCAATGCCAGGTTCAGGTATTACTGTTGTTTATGTTGAAACTTCAGATGGTTTAGCAGTTAAACAATTATTGCAACTAACAACAGGATTTACTACAGCAGTCACAAATACATATGGAGAAGAACTTGCAACAACACCAGACAACAAATGGTTAATTGTTGGTTCACCTAATGCATCAGGAGTACCATCAAATTATCAAGGTATGTTTAGCACATATAAAAATTATTCTGCTAATGATATTGTATTGTATGAAGGACAATTGTGGAAAGCAAAAAATACTATTATAGGCGATGGCAGCAGTATTAATGTTTATACAGAAGACTGGGAACAAACATTCAACATCAATGCTTTAGAAAGTGGATCTAATGAAGGTTATAGTAACCAAGGTATGATTTCGCTGTATAGTTATAGTGCTCAACAATGGAATTATGTAGAAAGTTTTGTAAGTCCAAGAGCAGACGGTGATAAACTTTTTGGTAGTAAAATTACTGTAGCACAAACAGCCACAGGGTATACAATGGCGGTAAGTGCTCCTGGATTGGATGATACAAAGGGTAGAGTTTATCTTTACAATTATACAACAGCAGGCGGCTGGGAACTAATTCAGAACAAAGATTACAGAGGCATATATCAGCCAGGTGGAACACTTACAGCAACAGAAATACTTGCAGGCCGTACATACACAATTGAAACATTAGGAACTACAGACTTTATGTCACTAGGAGCATTAACTAATACTCCAGGATTAGAGTTTGTATCAACAGGTAGAGGTGATGGCACAGGAACTGTTTCTGTAGAAAGTTACTATCCTAAAGGATCGATTGTATTCTACAATGGTAACTTATGGAAAGCACTTGCAGACAATCAAGGCGATGGTAGCACTATATCTATTGAAAGCAATGATTGGATCAAACTAGATTCAGTAAACACAAATGTATCTCTTCCAAGTAGCGTTAGTATAGAAGATGACGGGTCCACACTTGCATCAGGAATATTATCTGCGGATCAACTTGCAGAGTTGATTAAGGAAGGTGATAAGTTTGGTAGTTCCCTTGCATTTAATAATGACGGTACGACTTTAATAATAGGTGCAGTAGAAGCAGACGGACAATACTTTCAAAACTATAAAGGTAACTGGCAACCTAATTATGAATACATGGAAAATGATGTTGTAAAATATCAAGGCGGTTATCACAAATTAGAAAACCTTGGCGCCACAGCAGTGGGTCCAGACAGCACTATTAGAAGTTACAATCAGGCACCTGATGATGGTTATCCGTGGGTGAACGTTGGAGATAGTTCTACTGAATCAGTAGGTAAAGTTTTTGTTTATACTAAAAATGATGTAGGCTTTTATAGTTTACAACAAACTATAACTGCTGAAAGTCTTGCAGAAATAAGTGATTTACCTGCAGAAGAAATTATTAGCACAGGTGATATGTTTGGTTACGCTGTTGACATGGATATGTCAGGCACAACACTTGTTATTACAAGTCCTAAAGCAGATAAAAACTTTCAAAATCAAGGAAGTGCATATATCTTTAAATACGAATCAGATTCTTCAGCATCACGTTATAGATTAAAACAAAAAATAGAAAGTTACGGAATATATCCAAACGAATATTTTGGGCAATCAGTTTGTATGACGTCTAATGCTGCTCAAATAGTAATTGGCGCAAATAATACCGGTTACAATTTGCCTATAAGATTTGATACAAGTTCAACGACATTTGATGAATTAAACACATCATTTACAACATACGGTGGATACAGTGGTGCTGTTTATGTGTTTAAATTAAAAGGTACAAGATATTTACTAACAGAAAAATTAGAAGATGATTTAAGCACTAACGAGTCATTTGGTTATAGTGTATCTTGTTCTAATAATATTATTGCTGTAGGTTCACCAAAATATATTGCTCCGGTAGTACATGGACCAACGTTAGATTTTACAGGTCCAGAAGCCGGCATGGTTAGATTATTTAGAAAAGACCCTAATGTTAACAGTCTTGAAATTATAGGATCAGAACCAGATAAAATTGATTTAGCAAGAATTAAAAGAATTAGTCTTTACAAAGATAGTGGCGACACAAAGATACAAGATCTAGAAGTAGTAGATCCTGCTAAATTAAAAGTTCTTGCAGCAGCAGAAAAAGAACTTACATATAAAACATTGTATGATCCAGCAACGTACAATATAGGAACCGAAGATGTTGTTGTAGACGATACAATTGCATGGTTTGGTAAAAATGTTGGAAAACTATGGTGGAATGTTAGCACTGCAAAATGGTTAGATTACGAGCAAGCAGATATCGCATATAGATCTGCAAATTGGGGAGCGCAGGTACAAGGATCTAGTATTGATGTTTACGAATGGGTTGAATCTAAACTTTTACCATCTGAATGGTCTGTACTTGCAGACACAAATGAAGGATTACAGTTAGGTGTATCAGGACAG